CAAGGCAGTCTTGATGGTACAAATTGGGCAACTATTGGGACAGCATTGACTGCTAATGGCATCATTACTGTACAAAATGCTCCAACTTATTTGCGGGCAAATTGCACTGTTTTTGTAACAGGCACGATTACCGCCAAGATTCTGTACTAAGGAATAGCCATGAAAAAGCCCACAATGGCCCAAAAAAAGGTCAGCAAGGTAATGAAAGAGTACGGCAAAGGTGAACTGCACTCTGGTTCTAAAAAAGGCCCAGTAGTCAAGTCTCAAAAGCAAGCCATTGCCATTGCATTGTCTGAGGCTGGCAAATCTAAGCCTATGAAGAAGATGAAATGAAACAAGGTCTTTACGCTAATATCAATGCCAAGCAAGCCCGAATTAAGGCTGGCTCTGGTGAAAAAATGAATAAGGTGGGGTCTAAGGCCGCGCCTACTGCTGCTGATTTCAAACAGGCAGCAAAGACAGCGAAGAAGGCAAAAAAGGTGAAATAGATGAAATCTCCAACTTGGCAAACAAAAGCTGGTCAAAATCCAAAAGGCGGCTTGAATGCCAAGGGCAGAGCATCTTATAATGCTGAGACTGGCGGCAATTTGAAAGCACCAGTAAAGTCAGGTGACAACCCTCGACGGGCCTCCTTTTTAGCACGGATGGGCAATATGCCAGGGCCGGAGCAAAAAGATGGCAAACCAACCCGTCTACTGCTCTCGCTCGAAGCGTGGGGCGCGTCCTCCAAGGAAGATGCTAAGGCTAAGGCCAAGGCAATTACTCGCAGGAACAAGGCCAAAAAATGAGAGCATTGTCAGTTGGCGCAAATCCAACAGCAGCAACTCTTACTACACTTTACACAGTGCCTACAGGGTACTACGCTAAGGTGACTTTGCTGCGCGCTACAAATCAAGGCTCATCTAATAAGCACATTACATTTTCCTGGACAGATACAAGTGCATCTGTAACCTATTCGTTTGTATTTGAGGAAGTTGTCTCCGCCAAGACGATGCGAGATTTTGATACTTCTGCAACGTATTTTGTAATGGAAGAAGGCGATATTTTGAAGGTAACAACTGAATCTGCATCAACTTTTGCAGTATTGGCAACATTTGAGCTAGAAGGACTGACAAGAATATGACTTATCTAGAACTCGTTAATGATGTCCTTGCTCGACTGCGTGAGCAGACAGTTGCGACTGTCAATGCAACACCCTATTCCACCTTGATTGGCAAATTTGTAAACGATGCAAAGCGCCAAGTGGAAGACGCATTTCCTTGGAATGTTCTTGGCAAAGACATTACAGTTACCACTACCGCTGGAACTTACAAGTATTCGTTAACTGGCGCTGGGCAGAAGTTCCAGGTCTTGGATGCCATCAACTCTACATCCAACATTCCGCTGGAAAACATCGGTTTTGTGCAGATGAATCGCTACCAGAACTATGCAATAGTTCCAGCAGCAACCATCCCAAACCAATATGTTTTTGATGGAGTGGATTCTAATTACGATGCAAAGGTGACGTTGTATCCTCGTCCAGATGGCGTTTATAGCCTTCTTTTCTCATTGGCAGTGCCACAGGCTACCTTGTCCTCTGATAGCACCGTATGCCTCGTTCCTGATGTATTGGTGGCGCAGAACGCATATTCCCGCGCATTGGTTGAGCGTGGTGAAGATGGTTCCATGAATTCTTCCGAGGCATTCCTGTTATACAAGTCCATGCTATCTGACTACATAGCATTGGAAGGTACTCGCTTTCCTGACTTTAACGAATTTATTGCGACATGAGCCAAGCACTACAGTCCTACAGCGTATCAGCGCCTGGGTTCTATGGGTTAAACACCCAAGACTCTCAGTTGGACTTGGCTTCAGGTTTTGCATCTATTGCCACAAATGCAGTCATTGACCAGTACGGGCGCATTGGCTCTCGCAAAGGTTACTCTAGAGTAAACCCATCTAGCGGGGCTTTAGGGGCAAACAATGTTGGCGTTATGCACGAATTGGTGCAATCTGATGGCACTCTAACTGTTCTTTTTGCAGGCAATGGCAAGATATTCAAGCTAGGAACTGCAAATGCAGTAACTGAGTTGACCTATGGGGGGGGAGGCACTGCGCCAACAATCACAACAAATGATTGGCAGATATGCTCTCTTAATGGAATTGCCTACTTCTTCCAAACAGGTTATGACCCGCTTATTTATGACCCCGCTGTTAGCACTACAACATTTCGCAGAGTAAGCGAGAAAACTGGCTATGTAGGTACTGTGCCACAGGCAAACATTGGCATTTCTGCATTTGGTCGAATCTGGGCAGCAAGCACTACAACTGACAATACAACCATCACTTTTTCTGACCTGTTGGCTGGTCATGTCTGGAGTGGTGGCACTTCTGGGACATTGGATGTAAGCCGTGTTTGGCCTAACGGCGCAGACAAAATTGTTGGCCTAGCTTCACATAATGGGTTCCTGTTTATCTTTGGTCAGCGTCAAATCCTTGTTTACGCTAATGCCACTACGCCTGCAACCATGCAGTTAAGTGACTCTATCTCCAGCGTTGGATGCCTTGGGCGTGACACTATCCACACCACAGGTAGCGACATCGTTTTCCTGTCAAACAGTGGAGTACGCTCACTATTGCGTACCATTCAGGAGAAATCTGCGCCTCTGCGCGACCTGTCTAAGAATGTCCGCAACGATTTGATGCTTGCGCTTTCAACAGAAACACTTGCTAATTGCAAGGCTGTTTACTCTGAAATCAATGCCTTTTACTTATTGAGCCTTCCTGTTACGAAGCAGGTCTACGTCTTTGATACAAAAGCGCAGTTGCAAGATGGTGCTGCCCGTGTAACCACATGGGACTCCATTGAGCCTACTTGCTTTTTGTCCAGACGCAATGGCGACTTACTGATTGGTAAATCTGGCTACATTGGCAAGTACGACACCTATCTTGATAACACATCGACTTACAGGCTGCAATACTTTACCAACTACGCTGACTTTGGCGACATTGGCATAACATCTATCTTAAAGAAAATCCTTGTAACCGTCATTGGAGGCTCTAATCAAGGATTTACAATTAAGTGGGGATTTGACTTTGCTGGTCAATATTTCTCAGAAAACGTATCCATTCCTATATCAACAGTTGCACAATACGGAATTTCTGAATATGGCGCTAATGGTTCACCTGTTGCCTATTATTCAAGCGGAATTCAGTTGCAAGTGCTTGTCAGCCAAGCTACGGGTTCTGGCAAAGCAGTGCAAACTGGGTATGAGACAGACATCAATGGATTTTCTGTAAGTATCCAAAAAATTGAAATTCAGGCGAAACGAGGAAAACTTGTATGAGCGATTACACCAAATCAACTAACTTTGCGGCAAAAGACGCGCTTGCTCCTGGTAATTCAGGTAAGGTCGTTAAAGGCACAGAGATTGACACCGAATTCAACAACATTGCAACCGCTATTGCAAGCAAAGCAAATGGCGTATTGACAAACTTTTCACTTATTGAAACTGCTGGAGTCCTGTATTTTCAGTCTAGTGGAACCAATGTAGCAAAGCTAGATGCAAGTGGGAACTTCACTGTCATTGGCAATGTCATTGCTGCTGGAACGGTGTAAAGGTTAATAAGTGGCGCGTGAAAAAGAACTTGCAATCATTGCTGGCGACTATGCCAAGAATCATCGTGGGCGTGAATACAGTCTTGAAGATGTAAAAGACACTTTTTTGGAGTACGTCAAGCAAGGTATGAAGTACCTGTTGACAAAAAATACAATAGTCATTTACTCCTCAAAGAGGGATAAAACAGTAGAATTCCATGCAATAAATGCTGGAAATAAGCAGGACTTAGTAACTGCTGTGAATAATTTGCTTGCAAAGGCAAAGGGTAAATTTGATAAAGCGGCGACCTACTATGACAATCCTGCTATCAACGACTTGGCTAATCTAGGAATAGTCAAAGGCACTGTTAAAAAGATAGACGGTGGCCTTGATAGGACTTACGAAATGTCTTTTGATTTAAGGGGTTAATCATGGGATGGGTATCACAAGCAACTGAGAAGGTAAGCGAAGCCGCTACGCAGGTGTTGCAGCCTATTGAGCAAGGGCTTTCTCAGGGGATTACTGACCTTGGAAGAACCATTGCAAATAGCCCTGAGCTAGAAGCAGTCATTACTTATATCGCTGCTACAAATGGCGTACCTCCAGAGGCAACAGCAGCATTTCTTGCGGCAAATAAGACATCTCAAACTGGTGGCAACCTAGAAAAAGGTCTTGAGACACTAGTGCTTTCTTATGGTGCTGGAAAGCTTGCTGCTTATCAGCCAGTTAAATTAGATGTGGCAACGGCAGCTGTAGAAACAGGAACACCAGTTAATTCTGCTGTTGCAGCAGCAATGGACGGTGGCGGAGATGCTATTAGCACACTTGTTGGTGGAGGCGGCACAGGAATAGAGTCTATTCTGACAGCAGGCTCTGCTCCTGGTGCATTGGCAGCAACTGAAGCCGCATATTTAGCTGCTCCATCTGCTGAAGTGCTGGCAGGCGCGGGCCTTTTAGGTGGATTAGCAGCAGGTTCTGCTCCGGCTGCAACAGGCGCTCCTGCTATTCTGACAGCAGGCTCTGCTCCTGGTGCTTTGGCTGCTCTGTCTGGCTCTGTAGCTGCCCCATCCGCTGAAGTATTGGCAAATGCGGCAGCAGCAGCAGGAGGCGGGCTATTGTCTTCATATGGCCCTTCTCTCGTCACTGGCGGCTTGGACTTACTTGGCGCTTCCAATACAGCAGAGAAGGCGCGGGAAGCCGCACAGACGCAAGCTGCTGCACAAGTTGAAGCTGCCCGTATTGCAGCAGAAGCGGCTAAGTTCCGTCCTGTTGGCGTTACTACTCGCTTTGGTACATCGCAGTTCACCACTGATGCACAAGGCAATGTGATTGGCGCTGGTTACACAGCAAGCCCTGAAATAAAAGCCTATCAAGACCGATTGAGCGCACTTGCAGCACAGGGTCTTACTGGCGCTGAAGGGGCGCAAGCTGCGTATGCTCCGCTAACCACTGGCGCACAAAGCCTATTCAAGCTTGGACAAGGCTACATACAGGAAACTCCTGAACAGCAGGCTGCTGCCTACATTGCAAAACAGCAGGCATTGCTTGACCCTATGCAACAGCAGCAATTAGCTCAATTGCAGACGAAACTACAGGCCCAAGGCCGCGGAGGTCTGTCCGTTGCCCAAGGCGGCGACCTGATGGCGACAAACCCTGAACTTGCTGCTTATTACAACGCACTTGCTCAAAGCAATCTGACATTGGCTGCACAAGGTCAACTGGCTGGCATGGAACAAGCTAGATTTGGCGCGGGGCTGCTCGGAACTGGTAGCGACTTGATGGGCAAATATTATGGTGGCCTGACCGCTTCTTACGCTCCATTTGCGACTGCCATAGACACAAGTTCAGGACTTGAGAATCTTGCACAGCAGCCAATGACGCTGGGTACGCAAATCGGCGCTAAGACTACGGCATCTGCTGCTGAAGCAGGGCGTTTGCTTGGACAAGGAATGCTGAATAGTGCAACTACTCAAGCGCCTGCCAACGCCTTTAGCTACAGTGGTAATCTGTTTAGTCAGGCGGCAAATAGCCCACAGTTGCAGGCAGCTATTCTCAAGGCTTTCTCGACTTAACCCAACATAGGAAATAATCATGGCAGACGATATTGTTGGCGGTTTGTTCGGGGTAAACCCCGCTATGTATCAGCAGCAACAACAGCAGCAGGTGTTTAATCGTGCTGTTGCGTTGCAAAACCTTGACCCATTCCAGCAGGCTGCTGTAGGCGTACAGCAAGCTGGCTACAACCTCGCTGGTGCGCTTGGTGGAGCATTGGGTGGAGTAGACCCTCAGTTGCAGCGTATCAGCACTCTGAACGCCATTTCTAAGCAGATTGACCAGAGCAATCCTGAGTCGATGCTAAAAGGCGCAAAAATGCTTTCTGAGGCTGGGCTTCAGCAAGAGGCACTTGCGCTATCTCAATATGCCCGTGAAGCATCAGCAAAATTAGCTACTGCATCCAAGTCTAAAGCCGAAGCTGAGAAAATTCAATATGGTCAACAAATGGACGAGAAGCTGCGAGTGGCACTTGGTGAGCTTGGAGAAGATGCCACCGAAGCCGATGTTGTCCGTGTTGTCGCTCAATATGGAAGCCCAGATAAGGTACTTTCAATTATCCAAGGCTCTCAAGATAAAGCTGCTGCAAGAGAAATTACCTTGACTGTTGCTAGAGAAACTATACAAGGCAGGCTTGAGGTTGCACAACAAGCAGCAGAGGCCAAAGGAGAGGCGGCTAAAACAGCAGCGGCGGCTAAAGTTGAGGCTGCTCAAGCAGCAGCAGCAGCGCAGGTTGAAGCTGCCAAAAAACAAGCAGAAAGTAGAATTGAAACAGCACAAATTGCTGCCCAAGCAAAAATTGATGCCGCCATACAGCGCGGAGAAGACGCTAAAGTTATTGCACAAATGACTCTTGATTCTAAAAACTCAATTGCTGCTTTGATGGCTTCTACTAAGGCTGACATTGCTCAAGCACAAATTGATGGTCGTGCAGCAGTTGCGGAGGCAAATAACAGCACTCAAGCTGCAATTTCTGCTGCTGACAATAGCACTAAAGCCGCAATTGCAAAAGCTCAAATTGATGCAAGAGCTGCTCTTGCAAAAATTGAAGCTGGCATTGGCGCAGGCAACCGTGAACTAAAGGGACAGCTTTTGCAGTTGCAGATAGAAAAACTAAAGTCTGACAGCAAAAATAAACCTATGGCAACAAGTCTTCAAAGAGATGAAATCAAAGACTTGGAGGGTATTGATAACCTTGATGCTCAAATTACCTCGCTTGCACCAGCTTTGAAGAATCTCAAGATAGACCCAAAAACAAACAAAGCTCCATTAGAGCTTGGCCCTCTTAACAACTTGAAATACCAAGCTGCTGCTGCAGCAGGAAGTTCCACTGCTGAAAGTCGGGCGTATGCAGACCTACAACGCGCAGTTCAATCTGCCGTTAACATTAAAACAAGCGCAGAAAAAGGCGTTCAAACAGACAATGACGTTTTGCGCTTTGCTAATGAGCTTACTGCTGCTTTTGGCAGAAATGATACAAAAACTACGCTTGAGGCATTAAGCAATTTTGTTAAAGCATCTGAAACAGCAAAAGAAAAGACGCTTCGTAAAATTGAACAGCGTAGAGCATCTGCTGGCGCAGAACCTTTTGCTCCAGTTGGGACTGCTCCAGCGGTTGCAGCAACCAGTGCAGCGCCACCAAAAGCCAATGAAATTATTACTGCCCCAGATGGCAAAAAATACAGATTCAAAGGCGGCAACCCCAATGACAAAGCTAACTATCAAGAGGTGAAATAACATGGCCGATGATGTAATGCCTTGGGAAAAAACATACAAGGCTGATGATGCTCTGCCTTGGGAAAAAACATACGCCACATCTACTGATGCTGCTGCCCCTGCTGCCGCTCCTGTGCCTGCTAAAAAACCGCCAAGCGTTCTACAGCAAATGATTGGCCCAGGCTCTCCTTCTTACAGCCTGTTCCGTGGATTCATCATTGAGCCTGTGCTTGGCGTGAACGAAATGCTTGCTAAAACAGGCTTGTTTGGAGAAACAATCAAAGCAGGTGCAAGCGAAAATGTACGGCGAGAACGTGCAGCATATGAGGCTGGTCGCACCGCAATGGGTAGAGAAGGATTTGATGTGCCTCAATTAGCTGGCGCAATCTTCTCTCCTGGTGGGAAATTGCTTTCTGCTGAAAAAGCCATTGGTGGCGGCATTGTTCAGGCAGGCATGATGCCAAGCGGACAAGAAGACTCAGGTGCATATGCCACTGACAAACTGTTCAATATGGGTCTTGGTGGGCTTATTGGCGGCGCAGTTCCGGCAGTAGGCGGCGCACTATCTTACCTAAAGCAAACAATCATTGACTTGCCAATAACAGCTTCGCAAAAAGAAGCTGCTATTCGTCGGTATGTTGAGTCCTTGACAGGTTCTGCAAAAACTGAAGTCATTGCAGCATTAAGGAACGCAGGACAAATTGTCACAGGTAGCAGGCCCACTACAGCAGAAGCTGTGGCAGAGGTTCCTGCTGCGGTGGGTCTTGTCAAAGAACAACAGCGCCTTGCTGGTCAGGTTAGCACTGCGCCCAAATTTAGCCAACGCGAACTTGAACAACAGGCTGCTCGCAAGGGCGAGCTAGTTGGCACATTTGGCACAAAGGCAGACCTAGAAGCGGCAAGAGCAGCTAGAACAGCGGAAACTACGCCATTGCGTGAAACTGCTCTTGAGCAAGCTAATGTCTATGGTCAAACTGTTCCTAAATTAGAAGCAGATTTGGCAGCACGACAAGCTGCTGTAGCTCGGAATCTTCAAGAACAAGGTAAAGCGGCTACAGAACGGGCGCAAGCATTGGTACGCTCAGAAACTGGCGCAACAGGCGGCCAAATCTCGCAAGTTGCTGGAATGCCAATGAAGTTTCCAGACAGATACAAAGGCAATTATGACCTTGCTAAAAGTCTGTTTACTGCAACGCAAGAATTTGGTGATGCAGCAGCAAAAGCAAAAGCAGATGTTGCTCTAAAGCAGTTGCAGATTAAAAGCGTAACAGACCAAGGATTTTATCCACTTACAACGCAGCCAATCATTGGCAAAATAGACGATAGCCTTGGTCGTGTTGGAGAGAGGTCTAATGCGTTGCTTGTAAATTCACTTCAAGGTCTACGCGCTAAGTTAGAAGGTCTTGCTGATGAGAATGGAATTATCAACAGCGTTGACTTGTACAACGTGCGGAAAGAAATTGGTAGCGACATCAAGTCTTTCTTAACGCAGCGAAATGAGCCGTTTGGAGCGCAGGCTACTAATGTAGAAACGTCAGTCAAGAAGATTCTTGATAAAGCCATCAATGATGCATCTGGCACTCAGATTTGGTCTGATTACTTGACAAGGTTTGCCGACCACAGCAAAAAAATCAACCAGATGGAGGTTGGTCAAGCATTGATAGATAAGTTGACTCTTAACTTAGCAGATGTTGAACAAGCAGGCAGATTTGCCACTGCTGTTGACAATTCTGCCTCGCTTATTAAGCGTACTACTGGCGTTCAAAGGTACGACAAACTGTCTGACTTTTTGACAGAGCCACAGATGGCATCTGTTGAGCGAGTTCGCGCTGATTTAGCGCGCAAACAAAAGGCTGTTGAGGCTGGCAAAGGTGTTAAGCAGGATGGTGAAAAAGCAATCCCTGGGGGAGAGGCAATTCCAGGTCTTCTTAGCAGCACAATCACGGTTGCAAAAGCGGTGCTAGATATACTCAAAAATGGCAGTCAAAAAGAGCTTGATGCAAAGGTTTCTGAGTTGATGCTTGACCCTCAAAAGTTAGCCAATTTCTTGGAAAATGTTCCTAAAAAGGAAACATCTAACATTACTGCATCTTTGATGGCAAAAATGAGTCCTGCTACTCGTGATGCCTTTAAACAATTGATGACTTCATCAGTTGTCGTAGGTAGGTCAACTGCTGGTGGCCTTAGAGTTGGAATTCAGCGCAATCTTGCGGAAGAAGAAAGACTTGGCACAGGAGCCGCGCAAGACTCTGGATTTATGTCTGACTTTTTCAGGGCCGCCATGCCCACTCAATCACAGGTAACAAGAGGAGCCATCTCTTCTGCTGTTAGCGAATAATGCCAATAACTCAAGCCTTCAATG